CTCCTCGATCAGAATGGTGCAACCATCCCTGATGTAAAAGATCTCTATTATACCTTAGACCCTCTATTATCGATCCTCTGTATCTATCTTTTGTCTGAAGAAGCATTGTTAAATCTTTAACAGCCTTTTGTATATCTTCTTCGTCCATACCTTCTTTACGTTTCTGCTCTGCAAGATTATCTAGTATTTTAATATCGTCCATATAAGTTGATCCATCGTCAATTTCCTCAGGGAATTCCCAATTAGGATAGCTCCCTTGCCATAAACTTGTCCAGAAAGCTGAAAGAGGTCCTTCTGCTTGGCTTAAGAATTTTCCAAGGGCATTGTCTTGGTCTACATCAACAAGACTGACCTCCATCATTTGATTAATTTGATCTGGATTTAGATTTATTCTATAGTCTGGAGTGCCTAGCTGGTCCCCCACTTCCATAATAATTCTTAAGTCAGACGGTGCATTTATGCCTGTGGTAGCTGAAGTTAAAGCGGCACCGGGATCCATCCTAAAGCGAATATTAGGATATGTTCTCCTACCTCCGGCTTTGTCATTCACAAGAGAACTCTGTAGCAACAGGAGATTTAATTCAGGATGTGCATTTGCTCTACCGTCTCCGTAAATTTCATCCATTGTAATATCTAAAACACCCATCATAATATCTTGAAGCGAAGCACTTCTGTAGTCGTAACCACTTATAAACTCTTGCTGTTCTTCTTCAGAAAGTCTGTCCCAAGCATCCGGTCTACCCATTTCCGCAAGCATAAGAGAAGCCCCACCTATTTGCCCCGGTTCTATTTTTAACCCATCTAAACTTTCTTTATCCTTAATACTTCTTCTAGATTCAGTAAATCCGATTTTTTCCCGTTCCATAACTATGCCCAAAGCTTTATCAATTGCTGGGTTAGTAGGATCTATACCTAAAGTTTGTGCAACAAAAGACCTCGCAAACTCTCCAGATCTTTGAATATGAGGCACAACATAATTATCGAAAGCAGCTGGATTTCTGTTTGTAATAGGAACATATAGCCCTCTTGCTCTCATAGCTTGTGTTATTTTAGTTCTATCGTCGTAAGTTTCGTTTCCTTCTGCGTCAAATGTCCTAGGTAGTTTTTCCCAGTCCACATCGTTAAACGATTGCGGTACAGCTGTAATCATAATGTCAGAATCGTTTGGACCTGTTCTCATCATCTTAAGACCTATTGATCCAAGCATACTCAAAGTATCGGATAATAGCTGAGTTGAACTTACTGATTCTCTGCTATTTGCTTGTCTGGCATAAATCATAGCAGAAAGGAGTCCCGCTGTTTGAGGATTAGATGCCACTACCCTAAACATTCTAGCTTCTGCTTCTCCCGCATTAATGACTCCTTCTTCTCCTTCAAACGATGGAGATAACAAAGGATGCTGCTGTACCAAAGCTTGCAGTAACTGAGAGTCTTCGGATTCTAAAGTACCAGCTGGTTCTGCTACTGAGCGACTCAAATCAATAGTATCACTACCATAGTTTGTAATAGAAATACCTGAGTTCATTAATGTAGTAGTTAAAGTTCTTCCTGCTCCTTCTTCATCAATAAGGGCAGCACTTCGATTTCTTCTGTACTCAGGAGAGCCAAAGATATCTACAACCTTAAAAGCAGCAGTTTGCTGGTTTGAGAATTGTCTTACAGCTTCTGGACTTGTTTCGTATTGGTATACCTGTAAAGCAGAACCAAATAAATCCACACCTCTGTTATATTCTTGGAACATAATATGAACAGCTTCCTCATTAGTATACTCTGTTCCGTTATGTGTAATTGAAATATCTTCACCATTTAAAAATCTCATCGAAATATCCGCAAGATCCATTCCACCCATTTCGTACGTAATAGAACCTCTTGAAATGTTTTGTGAGACCATTCCGCTGATTGCACCGAGGAAGTTAACAACATGCCGCGGACGGTTTGCAAAAAACTTATCTAGATTAATAGCTCTAGAGTCTGAAGAACCTTTTCGTAGAAGAGATACTGCGTAGGCTGCTCCAAGTGCCTTTGCTTTTTCGGATACTGTCATATTTCTACCGTCTAAGTAGCTGAGGTTATCATATAAAATATCCCCAACCTGCTTAACAGCATTCGGTGTTTCTTTAGTAGGCGTCTTAGTTCCCATTATCTGGAGGGTACGTGCCCAGCTACTAAGCTCAACCGGATTTAAATCTCTAGGATTTACTCCCCACTCTCCTGCCAAAGCTTTTTCTAAAGTAAACCCTCCGGGTAAGGACGTGGCGTCTGCAACCATTGATTCGGCAGAAGCCATTCTATAGATATCTAAGATTTCATTATAGCGTCCTGTAATAATGCTTGTGGAATTACCGTCCAGCATATCCGGTGATGGGTTGTTTTGACTAAGGGCTTGTTGCAGTTTGGAGTTTCCGCTAACCATCCCCCAAATAACACTTGAACCTTCTGATACTGCTTGTCCTGATTCATCACTAATTGACCATTCCCTGACCTGTTTATTAATACCATCTGATACAGGATCAGGAGATCTTCTATTAACTATAGCAGCAACCTCAAGAGATTTCTTATAGTACCGTAGAACTGAGAGGTCCTTCAACATACCAATCTCACCGTTCCTTGCTTTTGCTACTACATCATAAACCGCTTGCTCCCACGTATTTCCAAAACCATCCTCTGTTTCAAACTCCTGCCAGTTATTTCCGGTAGGATCCTCAATCCCTAGACTTTGATAGGTCTCTGCCAGATAACGCAATCGCATATACTCTGGGTTATTCATGTTCTGCTCAATCTGATCTGCTTGCATTCGAGCAGTTTCTTGCCGCTTAATCTGAAGTTGAGTAGCGGTAATCTGTTCATCTAATAGGGTGGACATTTCTGTTACCATATCAGATCCAAAGGAGCCGTACTTTTCTAGTTCTAATTCTGCTAAAACTTCCGGGGGTGCGTTATCCTTAAAGTCTTGAAGCGTCTTTCCGAGATAATCAAATACATAAGGTAAGTTCCATGAGTTTATATTTTTGAATATCTCCCCTACGGCTTCGGGAGAAAACGCATGTGATACTGCGGATTTAATTCTTCTACCCATTTGATCTAGCTCAGAACCCATCTGTAACGAATTAAAATTAGATGTGTCTATGCCCATGAAGTTTCCTATATATTTTCCTAGGGCCATATTAATAACACTGTCTGCAATGTGTCTCGTTTTTACAGCATTGGGATCAAAGAAGTTTCCAAACTCATGAGCTTCTTCAATAGCTCTTCCCGACATAATATCATAGATACCGATCCATAAATTAGGGGCTCCTGTTTCAGGATCCACATCCTCTACAAGATCAGGAATATGATCTAAGATATTTAAACCATTGCCCCTAATAATTGCATCGATTTCTTCCGTTCCCCCATAGGAAAAGTTTGGAGTCCAGTCTAGCCATTCCATATTTCCAATAGACTGCATAGCAGCTGCCAGTCTAGGACTCACTCGCTCTGTTGGGTTAAATCGATTGTCTACTACATCTCTTTTTATGTTATGCAAAGCCTCTTGCAGGATGTTCATTTCTCTTCTTTGATGTGCTCTCCACTCTTCTGGAGACATATGTTCCATGTACACCCCTTCAGGTCTTTCTTCCCAAAACAAATCGGTTCTTACATCAGGAAACTTTTCTTCCCGAAGTCTATCCATCTCTGCTTTTAGACCTAACTCAATAGCATCATCAGTCCATCCAATACCTTTTAAGAAAGTAGTAATTTCTGGCAGCGGGGCTCGGGTATCATCAGACATCTCAATATCCATTTCCCATCCCTCAATAGCTCTTGCCCAGCGAACAGGAGCCAGACGTTGAGACATCCATTGCTGATAGGATGTTAGACCTTCGCTGATCTCATCACCAACTCGTTGTAATTCGTTGGTGGCTGCTTCTGCCCATGTGCCTCTTACGGTATTTATTGCTTGGTGAAATGCGGAGCTTGCTCCAGATGTCCACTCCTCGATTAAATTAGGAATAGCATGAAGACCTTCTTTGAATTCCTGTTGGCGTTTGTCTTCTCTTATCGTGTCTCTAACCTCGTCGCCATATAAGTACGAAGTCCCAAAACGCCGAAACTCTTCTAGATGTTCTTCGCTAGTATATGTTTTAATTGGTTTGCCAAAATCTGGATGCAGACGGGCACTAATGCCATCAGCTATTTTTGCGGCTGCGTCTCCAAGTTGATCCCAATACTTTGCGAAGGTAACGTAATACGGAACTGTCGGCTCAGGTAAAGGCTCTGAACTCGGCTCAGATTCGACAGTAATTTTTTCTGGGATTGTTGGAAGCTCTGCTTCTACAGATTCTTCTTTAGAATCCTGTGGCATTTTTATAGGCAGGGGTTCCTCCCAAAATTCTGTAGGGGGAGGAGAGCCTACCATGTTAGGATTAGGGGGACCCATAAATTTTGTTATGGCCGTGTCTTGTTTAGGATCAAACTCTGACTGCTTAAGATAATCTGGATATTCAATACTCATCAGTTTGCCCTTTCGACATAATTACTTGTATATGGTTCAGGATTCCTCAATACATAATTCGAGGGAGCATTAGGAGGAGTCTCTACGCCCCACATATACTCTTTCCAAGCCTTGACGTGCCCAGTATGAGATCCCTGAGAAGCTTGTACAAGTTCTCTCATTAAGGATTTCGCTTGCAGCTCAGTAATATTTCCCTTTTGAATATTCCACTCTAAATCAGCATTGTATTCTGCCGCATACTTAACTTCTTCAGACATCTTAGCCTTCTCAAGCAACGACATGGTATGATCTTGCTGAGCAAGTTTATTTCTTTCATTTATATCCTCTAGCATTTTCTTTCGGGTTCCGAGTTCAGAAACAGCAGGATCTTTTCCTTCGTGGAAGACCTTGGTTTCATACTCAAACCAAGCAGTCGTAGCTTCTTGAGCACCAGCCGTTATATTTGCCCAAGCTTTGCTTTTAAATAAAACATCACCAAAAGGACTAACCCATGTTCCAAAACTAGCTACTTGATCTCTAGACCGAAAGACTGGAAGTTCTTCTACTGGCCCAACACCGTAACCTTGTTGCGTCATTCTACCCGTATCTTCAGCCATGGTAATTCCTTTTCTCTAATAAAGTTTGCATCTCATCTATCTTTTGTATATAACCCGCAAAGTATTCAAAGGGAGTTTTATACTTGTGGATCTCACTTTCTAGAATCTTTTTGATACCTGCTTGGGCAGTTTTCATTTGATCCATATCATGCTCAGCAGCAGTAGCAATAATTTGTAGTGCGAATTTATTCAGATCTTTTCCTTCTTCCGTACCAAGCTTATTGAAGAGTGTCTTATCTTTCAGACGGATTGTATCTCGTAATTCATTCCTAGCGTGTTGCCAGTATGGTTTAACTTCTTCTTGAATAGCATCCCGAATATAGGCTCGCATGATTTGTTTTTCTAATTCGGAGGATGGGTTCTGCTCTGGTGGTAAAGATCCTATGGGAATAGTTTCGCCTTCTTTAATAACGACAAGCTGTCCTTCATCATTAGTGCTTATGCCTTGATTATATCCATATTCAATAGCTGTCTGGAAGTCTGACACAAGAGCACTTAGACTTTGGTTGCCACCTAATTTCATATTTTGTAGAGATTCTGATACAATAGCCCTTGTATTTTTTGTCATATTGATTATACTATCTTGTAGATCTTGCTTAGGGTTGTATTCTATAGTATCTGTTGCTCTTTGTCTATACCTGTCCTGAATCTTTTTAGGCCAATTACTAAAATTATCTTGGAAATAGAAATACTCTTCTTGCTTAGTTCCTTTAGATGCTAAATCAATATTAATATTATCTAAAGTTTCTGATTCCAAGTTTCCTGTAGGGTGGTACTTTTCCTGTAGTTCCCACCGTGCCTCGACATCATCCATAGTAGGGAGGATATCTTCGACAATAGTTTTATATCGCACGTCGTTAGTAAGATAATTTAAAGACTCAGCCTTTTCTCTTGCCTTTGTGTTTTGAAACTCAACCTGTATTTCTTGCGGCGAGGGGCCAGTAGGAGAAGGCTTTCCGGCTATTGTATTTAAAAGTTCTAGTTTTTGGTTTGGGTCCATGATGTTCTCCTACTTGGGACTGGCTGCGGCAAATGCCATCTTTGCTCCAGATGCACCTGTTGATACGAGGCCAGAAACTAATGCCATATTAAAGGCTGCTTGAGGGGAAGGTCCTCCGTAATGACTGGGCGTAAACGGAATCTGGTCATTAAATCCAAAATCTCTCCCAGCCAAAGCTTGAGATTCTTTTCTCTCAGACGCTACAAGCTGATTCTCTTTGGTAATTCTCATGTCTTGCATTTTCTCAGTTGATCTATTAGCCGCACTACGAAGTAAAGCTTGGGCTGTTCCAGAGCGAGGGTTAATATTACGCTGCGTCATAGACATTAAGACAGCATCAGAGATCTTTTGGGTGTTTCTTCCGTGGGTAGCCGCAGCATTATCGAAATTAAACTCAATCCAAAAGTCATTTTCCGCTCTAGTAATTGCCGCCGTTTCTGCAATTCGTTTGTTTTGCATCCACTTTGCTGCATTATCGTTAGCAATGTTTCTATTCTGAACTTGGTTTGTGAGTTGGCGATTTAATTCTTCTTCTTCAAACTTTAAGCGAGCTGCCGCTGCTTCGGCACTGGCAGCTCTGGCACTCATAAGAGCCCCAAAAATGCCCAGCCCCATGCTTGCGCCAAAAGCGTCTTTCTGCCCTTGTGTCCAATCTCCTTCTGCCATGGGTTATCTCCTTACCAAGTTCTTTTGTTGTTTTGCCACAACGAATTGTTTCTATTTGTATGGTTTATATTCTTTTGAAGTGCTGCACTAGACACTTGATTTTTCCACAGACCCATCCGCCTGTCATCGTTTAACCAAGTCTTTACAACAGCTTGTGCTTCAGCTGCGTGGTTCTTTTGGATTATAGCATCTACATCTGTAGAAAGCAAGTTTTCCCAATGAGATACAGTAGCCGCCAAGACATCTACGCGGTCATCTTTGGGAAGTGCTCCTCTTTTGTCAAAGATTCTAGTGATTTGTTTTTGAGTTTCTTCTTGGCAAATCGCCCTACGATCAAAGACTAAGCGATGGGAAGCCATCACAGGTTCTAGGCTGTCGATAATTCTTGCTTCCTTGCGACCTGAGACTCTATACTCTTCTACTGCACACCTCCCACAAATCTCCATGACAACAGGGATTAGTAGTTGACAATACATAGCATCACCAAAGTTACTTTCGACATTGATATGATTCACACCATACTCATATGCTAACCTAGCGATCTTCTTAAGCACACCCTTTTCATAGCCGCCGGGATATCCAATAAGCTCGTGAACGTAAATGTACCCATTAGCGAACGAGGCAACACAGACTGCTGTCTCATCCTCACCACGCCCCGATGGATCTACATACATCACCCGTTGGGTATAAGGAATATATTTATCAGATACCCACATGGGTTCGTATACCAGATCTCCTGAAAGACCGTGTGTTGGTATCCCCTTCTGGGGCTTAGACTTAGCCCACACGATTTTCTCAGGACAGACATCCGGATTAAGATCTATTACAATCAAATCAGATAGACGTAAAGGATATTTCTCAAAGTCAGCTAGCGATGTATCTAGTTTATAATGCAGAGCAAATAACTTGGGTCCAATCTTAGCCATTCTTTCATGTAATACTTCTTCTGGGAATCGTTCGGGCTGTGTAGGTTTGTTTGGTTCGATGTTAAGATTTAAGATCCACTCATCTACATCTTCTACTTCTGCAATATTATCCTTATCTGGCATAACCGCAGGAAACTTAGTTACTTTATACCCCGACTTTAAGTGGTTGTAAATAGAATCTTTAATCTGAGGAGTACCTAAGAATAGAACCCGACCACCTACATTACGGATTTGCTCGAACTCAGCCACTTTATTAAGCAGCTTCTCTCTAGCATTAGCTGTCTCACAGTTGCCCTCGATCTCCACATCGTCAGCAATAACATAGTCAGCGTGAGAACCTGTGATCTGAGAGGAAATACCCCGAGCAAAGCAAGACTTGTCTTGCCCAACCTTAGTCCTTGCTTCTACGTTGAATGCAAAAGCGTTGTCCGTAGTGTTGTCCCCCGGACGCAGGTGTTCACAGTAGGGAACGAGGTCTAGAATTTTCCGAGTCATGCTAATAAACTCGGCTGCCTTGTTACCAGTTGCAGACACAACCATGATAGTTGTATTAGGATCCCGTAGGAGGAACCACGAGGCCAGACAAGCCGTGATAACAGACTTTCCGAATCCGCGGCCAGCCTGAAGTTGCATGTCTGTAGCGAAGTTCTGGAGCCTCTCAGCCATAGCGTACTGAGCAGCTGTTGGCTCCCCCAGACCTAGGTGCTTAAAGCAAGCCCATAGGTGATTCCGGAAGTCATCCAGCATTTCTTGAGGTATCTTCATTTCTTTTTCTTATGCCTTGCTCTATTCTTTGAGGCGGATTCCAGAGTGGTTCCCTTTGTGGTGTGGGAGACATCTTTACCACCCTTACCCATAATTCCTCTCTTGCGTCTTTCAGCCGCCAGCTCACGTCTATACTTCTTTCTTTCTGGAGAAGAGTTATACTTCTTATCGTAAGCTGCTTTCTTTGCTGCTGATGCAGGGTTCTTTCGGTAATTAGCCTGAGACTTCTTTACCTTCTTCATCCTTGCTCTAGCCATCAGTACTTCTTACTCTTCATTGTTTTAATTTTCTTGCCCTTTTTCTTAGCAGCTTTCTTAGCAGCGGCCTTTCCTTTGGCTGTATAAGGGAACTTTTTTCCATTTACATTTGGCATTATGAGGCCTCCTTCTTAAAGGGGATAGCATCTGTCATCTTTTGCTCAAGGAAGTCAAGAGAATCAGATGGGATGTCATCTAGTGCTGCACGGTTATCATTAATATAACCACGGATAATCTGATAAAGACCCGGAGTACATTTACTCTCATCATCCAAATCAGCTAATAGGCTGTCAGCCAGCCGGTCATTAAGTATGTTAATTTTATCTGTCATTATCAACCTCCTCCACTTTCGATAGAGTCAGCCACAAGAAGTGCAATTTGAAGCGTTATATCTCCATATCCACCAATATTTGTATCTTTAATAGCAGTTCCATCGTCTGTTGAAAGCACTATTTCTAATTCGTTATTCCACACATGGCTGGACATAGGAGATGCCCCAAGAAGTGTAGCTTTTAATTTAGATAGGTTTACCTTTTCGGTTGCGTCAACATCATCCGGAGCGTCTGTAGCTACTACAGTTATTCCTGACCAGAGAATAACATTTCCAGAGTCTATTCCAATCTCTGTCAAGTTTAATTTAAAAGGATCTGGTAAAACTTTACGGGACTCTGTTATATCGCTAGTAAGGACCGACATAGTTACAGCAATGTGTCTTGCGTTTTCCGGTCTCCATCTTTTTCCCACGTTATTGTTTACAGTCCTATCCTTATAAGCTTCAATCTGAGGAGCCCACCCGGTATCCATCTCTTTACCATCCCCGTGATCTCCGACACTGGCGGAACCAGAGCTACCAGAGAATAAGTTTCCAAAAGTTCGTACCTTTTTCTTATCAATGGTTGGGGAATAGTTAATTCCTTTAATAAGTCTAGTGAGGCGGTTTCCTGAAACCCAAATCTCCCAATCGGAATTGAGATATATACCTTCATCTACACCACCATCCACATTGCCGCAACCCTCTAATAGGTTACTGGTAATAGATACGCCTTTTGTATCATCACCACCTTCGACAGCAATACACCTGTTGGCGCTACCGGCAATGACACGGTTCATAATAACTGAGTTTGCATTAACAATACTATCCTTTAACCCCTCAATATAAATACCATATCTATATCCAGCATCAGGGTTTGGAGCTATGCCGTCATCAGCGTTACACACAAGGCGGTTCGAACTAATGATTGACTCATTGATATGGCTAAGCCAAATTCCATTATGAACTCTTGCAACAATATTACCATGACAAGTTAATCCGCCGACTTTATTTGCTGAACTACCACCAACTGCAATAGCCCAAGCATCTTTGTCCCTGAAATCTTTCATGGTATTATTAGATACGACAGTTCCCTGATTCCACCCCACGCCTTTACTCGCTCCAGATGCATCTCCCGGTTTTAACCAGATTCCATGCCGAGCAGTGGTGCCATACAGAGTGTTTCCTGTAACATGGATACTACATGTGTTAATTTCTGTTTTGTTATAGTAGAAGATAGCGGCGATACTATGAGAGCCATCAGCTGTAGCACCTTCATTAGTTTCTGTTCCCGTTTCTCTAAACGTATTGTTGGTAATTTTAGCTGTACCGCCAGCACCATAGATACCGTAAGTTTCGGAACCGTTCATCGTACAGCTATCTACAACCCAATTGTCAGCGTACCAGAACAGAAGACCCACACCTTCTGTTCCAGAAGATGCCGCATCAGCAGTTGAACTTTCTTTCATATACGAGCAATGATTGTTTGTGAATCTAATATCTTTAGATGGCCCATGCTTTAGTGCGCTTTCGGTAGTAAATATAGGAGTTCTGTATCCTCTAAAGGTACATCCTGTGATATTGACATTCTCGCATCCCTGCTTAATTGTAATACCTTGTCTGTTCAAATCGTCGTTGTCAATATAATCTCCTGTCTCATCCCAAACAGTACCATCAAACACACAATCTTTAACGGTGACATTAATACAGTTTTCAAATTGGCAAAGCATCTTGTTAAAGTTTTCTACTCTTAGATTTTCAATCGAAACATTCTTAAGGTAGTTCTTACACCGGAATCCGACATTATTCTGGTGAGTTGTTTTGTCTCGGATAATTCCGTTTCTAATAGAATAGTTATAGTTTGGTCTAATGAACTGCATTGTTAAGGTATAGCCATCAGTGTAATCATACCGAAGAGGATCAGCAAACACCAACCTATTGTCAACACCTTCTGGGGGCTTACTAATGTGCTGGAACTCAGACAGGTATCTAATTGTGGCCGGGTCATCTCCTCCGCTATACCAAGGCTGGGTACTTACTAAACGAACCATTTCGTTCTCACTCCAGAAACCGGCATTCCAACCTAAGAGCCAGTCAGCACCTAAAGTAGCATGAGTAATATCTGTTTGTCCAGCCGAAAGTGGTAAGTAGTTAGTTAAATTGACCGTATTAGGCCGTACAGTACCTGAGTCTGTCTGGAACAATGTATCAGCATCTGATGAAGTGAACAAAATGGTCGACCCATTTAAATCAATAGTAGTCCCAGATCTCCATACTAAAGTATCTGTTACTTTATATGTGCCCGTTGGGAATAATACAACGCCTTTCTTATTGAGAGCAGCTTGGATAGCAGAGGTATCATCGTTAACGCCATCACCGACTGCACCGAAGTCTTTGACATTAGTCCAGTCACCGAAGTGATCGTCCAGATCTCTAGCAAGCGTGCCACCAGTAGCTGTTACTTCGAGATTGTTAAGATCTGTACCACTGGAAACTAAAAACCTTGAGTTTGCCCAATCTTCAACAGTGCCAGTAACACTCGAACCAGCCTTGGCTTGAATGGCAGAGTCAGCGGCAGTTTTAGTGTAGTGAGTATTATCAATGTGTGTTCTAGTATACGTATTCGCATCCACCTGAGTTTTAGTGTACGTGTTTGTGTCTACTTGCGTCTTCGTATAGAAATTACTAGCAATATAAGCTTGAGTATGTGTATTGGCATCTACCTGTGCTTTTGTATACACATCTAACTTAGAAGCATTTATTGTTACGGCACCAGTTTCAGTTCCACCCCCGGTAGTTATAATAGAATCTACATTTGCAGTTGGGGCAGACAGTTGAATCCAGTTTGCTGCTACACTACTCGGAGTCTGTCCTAAGATATACTGCCTTCCGTTATCATCCCTAATACACCAGTCACCGGCTTGTGGGGCAGCCCCCGAACTATCTGTGAGAGCCAACATTTCCGTTTCATTATCTGGATTACTTCCGTCTGACTGTTTAGTTAAAAACTCAGCAATAGCAACCCGAGGAAGTTCTGTTATATCGAGCACGCCATTAACAAGGTTGGCTTTTCTGTCCTCTAAATTATCTAATCTAGTACCTACTATAGTTGTTAGTGTATCGATACGACCGCCTAGTGCGGTATCAAGTGCATCAGTCTCTGATTTTGTGTATCTATTATTATCCGCAGCTTCAAGCGCTTCCTCAAGAGTATCTATGTAGCCTTTTACATAATAATTCTTTAAGTTGCTAGCATTTAAATGAGTATAATAATTTACCGCATCAAGATTACCGGGGCTACC